GGCTCTTTTCGATGGCATCGGTTTGCTTTTTGTCGAGGTCTGCCTGCGGGAGTCTGAGCGGGACGTTAGCCAGCCCCTGGCGAGCCATGAGAAGTTGATTGCCCAAACCAAGAAGTTTATTAAATTCAGTATGCTGCCCATTCATCATAATTAGTGACTGATATACAGCATTCTGACGCCAGGCTTGCTCACGTATCAAATCGTTACGACGCCGCTCTATTTCTTCGAGGGCCTGCTGAATTCCGCGAGACTTATCTCGCATATCATTCAATTTTCCCTCTTCAACCGCGAGTTGATCAGTAACAATCGCGATAGCGCTTAAAATATTGGCATCGTTCTCGCTGGTAATGCCCGGCTTACCACGGGAGGCATTAAGATCGTCAATTTGAGACTTCAGGTCACCAACCTTCCTTGCTTGCTCATCAATCAGACGATTTTGCTCGACAAGGGCTCCAACAGTCCTACCACGGTTGTCATCCGTTTCCGATAAGGACATGCGAGATGTTTTCTCTCTAATCTCGTCAATTTGACTGGCATACTCCTGTGCAGAACGACGAGCCTGCTCCTGATTCTGATACATCGCATACCAGGCGCCTGCTCCCAGCATCACCAGCCCAGGCACGCCACCAATCAAGCCAAGCGCACCACTCATCAGCCGAGTACCGACAGATGTTACGCTATTGAGATTGCTCTGAGTCGAAACGCGGTTTGCAAGGTTCCGGCTTAAGGAGGCCTGTGTCGCGGCCAAACGCCTTTCTGCAACAGCCTGGGCATCGGCGTTTTTTGCGGCCACCAGCCCTGCCTGTGCACGTTCAAGCGCAGTTCTGGCTCTGACTTTTTCCGTAGCGGTGCCAGTTGCAAGAGCAGTAGTCAGCCTGGCTTGAGCTGCTGTAACCTTTGCTTCCGCTGCCGCAATTTTCTCTTGCTGAGCAGCTTGGACATCTGCGCTTCGTGAACGCTGAACAGCTTGCTGGGCTCGATAAACTTCAGCCCTTGAAGCTGCAACAGCAGACTGAGCCGCTTTATCCTGCGCAACAGCAAGTGCGACCTCTGACTTAGCCGCAGAAATTAGCGCGCCGGTTGCGCTCGTGGCGCTAGTTACTACTCCACTGAGATACCTTGCCAGCCCAACACCAACAAGCGCACCCGCCACTGTTGTGATCGTGGACATATTGTCTGCAACATCACTCAGTGCGCCACTTACTGCCGATGATGTAAATGAATCAAGCGTTTGGGCAACCCCGTCCAGGCCACCAGATAGCGCATCGGTAGCACCTGTAGCCTGGTTGACACCGCCAACCCATGCCATGAACGAGTTTGTGACTTTTTGCAGGGATCCGGAAACTGTTTGCGGCATGCTGGCAAACTCACCCTGTAATGAGCCCAGCTGGCTCATTAATGCAGGTACAACCTTATCAATCGTAAGTTGCCCCTGGTCAGCCATGCTCTTCAGGTCTTTTCTGGCCACGCCCATTCCGGCGGCAAGTGCGCGAATAACACGATCACCTGCTTCGTTAACGGCGTTGAATTCTTCACCACGAAGAACGCCTTGTGCGAGCGCCTGACTGAACTGAGTGATAACAGAACTCGCCTCCTGAGTGTTAGCCCCAGAAAGCTTAAGACCGGTAGAGACAGCTTCTGTAATTTTCAGAACTTCGTCAGAGCTATAACCGTACTCGCGCATTGAGGCAGCTGCGCGAGAAAAAAGGTTTGCGTTATCTGAAAATGCCGTGCCGGTTCTTTGGCTTATTTCCATTAACTGCCGCTGAGAGGCAGCAAAATCATCAGCAGAAGATGAGGCCTGCTTTAGACGAGCGTTTACTGAATTCCACTCATCGGCAATCTGAACAAGTTTACCTGTCGCAAAGGCAGCTGTAGCAGCGGCTGCTGCTCTCCCTACTGATGCAAATCCATCAGTCAAATCGGATAGAGCCCTTTCGCTCTCACGGGCGGCGGCGGCGGCCTGTCGTCCACCATTTTGCATGGTACGGTAATAGTCTTGCCCCATACGTGAGGCGCGGGAAATTTCCGTCTGGAATGACTGCGAGTTAGCGGAAATTTTGATTATTAATTCGCGTAAGGTTGCCATCACATTTCTCCAGGCGAAAAAAACCCCGCCGGAGCGAGGTTTAATTTGTTGCTGCTGTGCCGGGTGCCTCCCGGTGAGTCCTCCAGTCAAAGAACTCGCGATCTCGTTTACGTTTCTCATCAGAGAAATTTGACTGTACGCCCATCCGCATAGGTGGATTCACAGCAGCAACATTATGCTAACTTAGGAGTTCGTATCTGACAAACTCATTTTGAACAAGTATTGGATTTGAAATTATTGGCTGCGACCCACTGCCAGTTAAACGGATAACCAGCTCGATACTGAGTTTGTTCAACCACCTTACGAATGCCATAAATTTGCACCGTTGTTTCTTGTCCGCCAACCATGGCCACACCAGAACAAATAGGGTCCTGTTTATCAAGCAGGCCGGCACAACCTGAAAGCACGCTAGAGATACCCAGGGCCAAAATAAATCGTTTCATTGCACATCCTCTTAGTTTTTTCTCAGATTAACAGCAATTTATTTTGGATTAAACTCGTGTTAAAGCAGGCTCGGGATTGTAATCACCAAATTTCTTTAGCCAGAGAGTAAAAAGAATGTTCTTACTGTGTCGCAGCTGTAAGTGCAGCCTCAAGTCCTGCAAACGGGTCTTTTGTTGCTGATTGCTCGTCACCACCCCAGCGCAGGATCGCATCGTCCAGCGGTACTTTTGCCCCCTGTGATCCGTAGATGGCAGAGACGAGCTGGGCGGCCTGAATGTCCCCGCGAATATCGCCAACCGGACTTTGCCTGTCGAACTCAATCCACATCAGAAGCTCGCTTGCCGTCATGTTCTGCCGTAGTTCTGATAGCGTGCGCCCCATCCGGAGCGCAAGCGACATCAGAAACTTTATGCCGGGGGTTGAGACTTTTCCCGCGCTTCGTCCGCGTTGTTAATCAGGTCAAGCGCCTGTTTGAGCAGGCGTGAGTGTACGGGTCCGTAGATTTCACGCACCTGCTCTTCTTCATCTACGCTGAATACCGGTTGCTTATCGGTGTCACACAGAACGTCAATGAAGAGCACAACGTCAGCGCAAAGATTACGGTGTGCCTTTTCCGATATTGACACATTTTCATCATCAGCACCCGCTTTCACCACTTCCTGCCAGCGCAGCCAGGCTTCACCTGACGGCTCACGGAGAACCACTTTGACGCCTTCCCACTCAGGAACGGCGACCGTCTTATGACGAAATCCCGACATCTTAGCCAGGGCGAGATTTTTAATATTCTTCATGAGACCTCTCAGGAGCCAGACTCGATGTTTTCAGGCTTACCTTTCAGGCGCAGGGAGAACGTTGCCGCCACTACGCCGTTGGTACCGGAAGACCAGGTGTGCTGGCGGATTTCAGCCAGGAACTTAAAGCCCTTGCCGGACGGGAAGATAACCTGGAAAGCGTAGGTCGTATCGTTGTCATACGCTTCACGCAAGGCGTCCTGCGCCGGATTCTTGTAGAAGTTACCGGATAGAGAGATTTCTGACGGAGAAGGCAGGCCGTTGATGTTCTCCTGCTCGGTAGAGCAAAGCGTTGTTACGTCGATATCCTGCTTCTGACCACCGGTGAACTGAATTTCTTTGATGGTGCAACTCAGATCGAGGAAGGTTGCGGAATCCATCGTTTCTTTGGTGGCTGGCAGAGAGGAAATAAGGATCTTCGTCAGCTGCGATTTTTCATAAAGTGCAGACATAGCTGTCTCCTGGAAAAAGAAAACCCGCCATCAGGCGGGTTCGTTGGGTGAATTAATTGTCAGGGGGTAACCCTGAAATCGAGGGTCATGCGGTAGAGTCGTCGATGGGGCTCGTATCCGGGGAGCCTGGCGACCTCCGTCGGGTTTAGTGGCCGTAGCGCCACTAGAGCATCTTCCACGAGCGCGCGCGCCTCTTTGATGGAGGTTGAGTAAGCATCTACCTGAATGGAAACCCTGCTCTCTGCCTGGCCACACAGCACGTCAGCGGAAACATCATCGACGATGGAAAAAATAATCCAGGGTGGCGAGACAGACGGCTTTCCGTCACTACCTAATGGTGCAACGTAGGGATATACCCGTCCTTGCGCCAGGGGAGAAAGCAAGGCGTAGATATCATCTTCATTCACTTGCTCAATACCTCATCAATAGCCTGATTCATTCTGGCAATAGCGACGCTGGCGGCCTCTTCCTCGCGCGTATCGTAAGCGGGTCGCACAAAAGGATGCGCAGGCATGTTGGCCGTTCCCAGCTCCACAAAGCGCCAGTAAAAGGCGTTTCTCGGGTTATTCGCCTTCATCGTGTTATCGCTGTTACCGGTGCGCGGGTTAACCCCACGAATATGGACGCCGGAAGAAATCTCCCCTCGGCGGCGGCTTTTTTGGGTAACCACCACCACGTTTTTTTTCAGTTTCCCGGTGCGCACTGGTGCGCGGGCGATCACCTCTTCCTTAAGCACTTCGGCGCCAGCGCGCGTGGCATCACGCAGGACCTTGTTGTTTTCAGCGCGGCTAAGCGCCTCCAGATCCTTTGCTATGTCATTTAACCCGGAAAAATCGAGGCTCGTCTCAATCATTTTTCGATCCCCTGCTTACAAAGAATTTCGAGCTGAATACCGCGAGAATCAGGTATCGGTGGACCAACGATATTCAAAATGGTCCCTTTGAACGGGCCAGTCATAACCCTGAGTCTGGACGCAGCAGTTATATCGTTACGAAATCGAGTCCATACCCTGATAGTGGCTACGGCCGTTTCTGCACCAGCGGCTACTAACTCACGCCCACTGATGCCCTTAACTTCTGCCCAGGTTTCTGCGCAGTCATGCCACGTTTCAACAGGCTGACCAGAAGGGTCTCTGGATGTTGTTATGTTCTGAATAACCACCCTGTCTCTCAGTCTTCCGGCCTGCATAACCCCTCCTACACTCCGTAAATTCGGTATGGCTGAAGCAGGGATTCAACTGCAAGCGGGACCTCTGCAACGGTTTGCCCGATGGCAACGGATTCCCGGTTTGCATACCAGTGACCGATAAGCAGTAGCATGGCTGCCTTGACATCATCATTGAGCAGGATCGGGTCCGGGTCGTCAGCGTAGCCAGGGCTGCTTTCCTTTTCATAGAGCGTTCGGCGTGTCCATGTCTGGACGTACCGGGCCGCCGCACCTGTGTAAATCTCCAGCAGAGCATCATCACCCGTAAAGTCGGTATCAATGCGGCAATGCTGTTTCACCACATTCTGATCAAGCATTTGTTTGCCCCGAAAAAAGCGGCCCGAAGGCCGCAATAGTTATCAGCTACCCGCGCCGGTGCTGAATGAACCGTACACGAACGCTTCAGGGCGTTTCACAGCCAGCGCCAGACGTTCTTCGCAGCGAATGGAGA